ATGATTTACGATTTCTCAAAAGTAATACTAACAGACCTAGACGGAAAAGAAATGAAAGGAGGAATATCTAAACCTCTTGGAACTTCTCTATACGGCCTAGCAGTAAAAGACCTAGAACTTACAGAAAAAGCAAAAGCAATCTATAACGGTCTAGAGATAGAACTAGAATCAAAACAACTAGAGGTACTAAAAGAAGTAGTAACAAACCCACAAGCAGGATTTGTAGCATTTGCACAAAAAGCTATACTAGATTACATAGCTTCAGTACAGGAAGTACAAAAGGAAAAGGAAACACCTAAGAAATAGATATGGCAGGAGGTAGACCACTTAAATTCAAGACAGTTAAAGAACTTGAAGAAAAGATAGATAAATACTTCAATGACGTTCCTATAGAGGAATGGACTATTACAGGACTAGCTCTAGCACTTGACACATATAGAAAAGTATTATGTGATTATGAAGATAGAGATGAGTATAGTTACACGATAAAAAAGGCAAAGCAAATGGTAGAGCATTCTTACGAGATAGACTTAAAGAAAAGCGGTAGAACAGGGACTATATTTGCACTAAAGAATTTTGATTGGAAAGACAAGACAGAACAAGATATTACAAGTGACGGTAAAGCAGTTAGTATAGCAGCACTTATCCAACAACTAGATGGAACAACTAAAGAGCAAGGAGTGGAGGATGAACCACCTCTACAAGATAACGGACAAGAATCAGAAGTTAATCCAGTTCAAAAAGAACAAGGTACAGCAACACTTTAATAAGAATAAGCACTCAAGGAATATAATATTAAAGTCTAGGCAATTGGGTTTTACTACTTTTGAGGCTTTAGATTCTTTAGATGATGTACTATGGAATGCTAACTTCCAAGCTTTGATGTTATCTTACGATCAAGATTCTGCATTAGATATATTTGATAAGAAGGTTAATTTCGCATGGGAGCAATATCCCGAAGAACTTAGAGCATTATACAAAGTAGACACAGACCGAGCTAACAAGTTAAAGTTCGGCTTTGGTGATAAAACATTCAGCGAGATAGCAGTACGAAGCAAAGGAAGATCAGGAACATACAATCGTGTACATATTTCAGAAATGGGTAAGATATGCAAAGAGAGTAGAATTAAAGCTAAAGAGTTAATCACAGGTACAATCCCTTCAGTACCACACGGAGGTAGAATAGACATTGAGAGTACAGCAGAAGGTGAGGAGGGAGAGTTTCATGATATGTTTTGGGAAGCATACGACAGAGGTGAACCTAGAACTGAAATGGAGTTTAAGGCACATTTTTATAACTGGACATGGGATGAAGACGAAATAGCCCAGACTATCCAAATGGAAATACCTGATGAGTTTAGAAGATACCAAACAGAACACTCACTAACAGATCAACAGATTTCATATTATTATCAGAAGTATCTATCGTTAGGAAGTGATTGGTCAAGACTCAAACAAGAATATCCCACTACACCCGAAGAGGCGTTTGTTTATTCAGGAGTTAAAATGTTTGACCAAGAGAAACTCAAGTGGCAAGAACAATTTATAAAGGGAGGAGACAAGATAAATCAATGGACATTCTTCAATGAGAGAGTACCTAGTCATGCTTACGCTTTAGGAGCTGATGTAGCTGAAGGTATAGGACAGGACTCTAGTACAGGTGTTTTAATAGACTTCACTCCTAATCCAGCAGAAGTGGTAGCAACCTATCAAGATAATACTGTAGCGCCTGACATCCTCGCACATGAGCTTATAAACACAGCAAAAATGTATAATAACTGTTTAATAGCCCCTGAACGGAACAACCATGGATTTGCTACGATAACAGTATTGAAAGATAAATACGCAAATATCTACACAGAAAGAAAGCGAGACAAGACTCAAGATAAAGTTACAGACAAATTAGGTTGGCATACTAACGCTTTAACTAAACCACAAATGCTGTATGCTTTAAGAGACGCTATAAATGAAAAGCTACTTATCATAAGAGATAGACGACTACTAAGAGAACTAAGAACCTACGACCAAAGAGACCTATCACAAATACGATTTGATGAAGAACAATCTAAACACTGGGATTTACTCATAGCGTGTGCAATAGCTTGGCAAATGAAAACAGAAGCAGGAGGACAAGTAGTTCGTGTCACAGCTAATCAGAACTTTGATAGATTTGATTTATAATAATAAGTTTGACTTTTAGGTCAAAGTATGTATCATGGAACTAACTACAGAACTCTATATAAATTTATGGAAGAAACTCTCACTCCTTCAGTAAACTATGATAAAAAAGAACTAGAAGCTCGTTCTAATATTCTTATTGACTGTTCTAACGCAGCCCTACAGCGTAAGAAGAACTTTGCTGAGTTTGACGATATGGATTACGAAACTTGGTATTGGAAAGCTAAGAAGGCTAGTTCAGCTTATATTGAACCAAAAGAGAATGAAGGAGATGTCCGAGTAGTAACAGGCACAACAAGAGAGAAAGGAAATATCCTAGTCAATACCTTACTCAATTACAATCTTGAAGCAGATGTAACAGCTTATGACGAGAATGATGTCAAAATACAAGAACTAGGAGAATTAGGAGAGAAGATGATTCGTAAGTCTAGACAGCTAGAACAGCCTGTATGGGACGTTAAGCGACCTTTAGCGTACTTAGAGCTAGTAAATATGGGAAACGTTCATATTGAAGAAGTATGGGAAGGATATGAGATACCACAAAAGGAATTAGAAACATTTGATTGGGGAGAAGGAGTAGACCCAGCAAAGATTAAATGGAAAGAACTATTAAACAAAACATATTACGAATGTAACGCTAAAGCTATTTCAGGACTTAATGTATTCCCAGGTAATGTAAGGCAGTTCTTTTTAGAATTACAGCCTTATTTTGTACTAAGAAATGTATTAAGCAGAGCAGAAGCAAATTCAAAGTATGCAGGTTGGACTAGACTAAAGTATGTACCAAAAACCTTCACAACACATACATTAGAAGAAACAGACGGACTAACATACAACGATTATCAAATGTTAGAGGTAGAAGTAGACCAAGTAGAAGAAATAAGATACTTCAATAAATGGACTAATACATATCAAGTTCTATTGAATGGAGTATGTATGTTACCACCAGGATTCCCAATGAGTGCATTGATTGGTACTAATGACTATCCTATCACTAAAGGAGATTGTGAACCTATTTCGTTAGATTTCTATTGGTCAAGAGGTATAGGAGCTAAGAATCGTGTACCACAGTTCCTTATAGACGAGATGTTCAAGTTAATGATACTAAAGACCAGAAAAAGCTATGCTCCTTCCTACGGTAACAAAACAGGACAAAAGATAGGAACTTCAATCTATCTACCTGCACAAATCTTTGACGACCTAGACCCAGACAAACTCAAGCCTATTGGAGATAACACAGGAGTTACACCAGCAGAGTTTAACATGATGCAATTCGTTAAGAGTATAAGTGACGAAAACACTAGCGACCCAGTGTTACAAGGAGAATCAGGACAAGGACAACAGACTAAATATGAAGTACAACAGAATCTACAACGAAGCATGGTAAAGATAGGAATGGCTATGCTAGGAGTAATCAATATGGAAAATAGAATGTCATGGCTAAGACTATATAATATCCTAAAGAACTGGACAGAGAAGAAAGACGGTAGATTCAGGAAGTTCTCAATGATAGACACATTAGAAGACGGTAAAGAAGGTGAAAGAATAGTAGAGTTCACAGAAGACATTTTACCAGAACAACAGATAATGGCTCAAGAAGACCTATACAAATCTACATCAGGATTAAATGTACGAATAAACCAAATCAATCCTAAAATACTAAAGAATCTCAAGAATAAATGGGAAATCAATACAGTTCCAACAGAGAAGAATAGTTCAATGGTTAAAGCAGCCCTATTCACAGACTATCTAACAGAAACATTAAGTATCTTTGCCCCAATGGGTAAAGTACCAAATCTTGATTATCTTGCAGATAGACACGCAATAGTCAATGATGAAGACCCTTCAAAGGTATGGACAGATCAGCCAAACCCACAACAGCAACAAATGGCAATGCAAGGACAACAGAATCCACAAGCAACAGCACAAATGCTACCACAAGGAGAAAACAAGCCTAGCTTAAATGCTATGGCTCAATAATTCGCTTCGCATAGCGTAACCAATGCGTAAATGAGAAAACTTATAAGCTACCTATATCATAGGTTCTGCACACCAAAATCAATAGATTCAGTCTACCTCGCTTTCCATAGGGATTTCACTAGGGTATTAACAGAAAATGAAGTACACCAGAGAAACATAGCAGTATTTAATTTCATACAGTCAGGTTGGTTCAAACAGATATTCAACGAACACTTAAAGGAAAGGGTTGAAGCTCTTTTTAATATATGTGAAACCCAAAAGCACAGAGACTATGTAAGCAGTGTGATTAAGGAATTACTCAAGTTTGAGGAAACATTCAACTCTAAAGGGCTACGACCCGAAGGTAAAGCAGATTTTGATAAACATAATTTATAACCAATATACTATGGCAACACTATTTGATGCTGATGGGAACGAAGTTGAAGTCCCAGAGCAAGAAGAACTCACCGCCTTGAAAGAGAAGGCAGAAAAAGTAGAGGGACTAGAAGAAACTCTCAAAGCTAAAGAAGAACAACTCACTAAATACGGTGACAAGGAGTTCAACTTTAAACAGTTTAGGGAATCAGAAGAAGCTAAACGGAATGAAATGTTAGAAGGCTTCTCAGAAGAAAAGAAAATGCTCATACTAGGTAAGGAAGGAACAGAGCAGCAATTAGACGAGCTTAGAGGACTTGTAGTGGGAGAAACGAAGGAGAGTATCATTAGTCAGATTGTAGGCGACGACGCTGACGCAAGAGAGAAGCTAGAAGCATTAGTAAAAGAAATGTACCCTAGTGGAGTACCTAGTGCCAAAGTAGATATGCAAAAAGCATATAAGAGAGTTGCACTTGTATTACAGAGTGAACAAGGAGTAAACCCACTATCTAAATTCTCACCAGTTACAGGAATACAAATGGGAGAGAACAAAGGTGGAGGATTTGTAGACACTCCAGACGGTAAAGCTATCGTTGAAAAGAAGTTTGCCAAAGAGCTTGAGAAAGTTAGAAAAATCAATCCTGACTTTAAATTATAATCTATAACCAATTATACTATGTTAGAAGAACTACAAAAAAAGTACAAAGAAACCTTCAAGACTAAAGCTCCTGAATCATGGGGAGAAGAAGAACTCAACAAAGCACTCGGTGATGAACCTAAGACTCCAGAACCAAAAGCTGAACCTAAAGCTACAGAGAACGACAGGATAGCAAACCTAGAACGAATGGTCGAGAAGCTATCAGGTGAAAACTCTAACCTACGAGATAAGACAGCAGTAATGCAAAAAGGTTGGGAAGAATACAAAGCTCCTATTGCAGGCAATAAGACAGCTACAGTTAAGATTTACCGTGCAGACGCAGACTCACCAGCAGGAATCATAACTTCATGTAGAGTATTCAAGAACAACGCAAAGAATGAGGAGAATGGTAAGTTTGATAAACTAATCCTTTCTGTAATGTTACGCTATGACGATGAGACAACAGAAGAAATCAAACTTGATTCAAAAGAACTCTCATCACTTAAAGAAGTAGAACAAATAGAGATAGTCAAAGAAAACTCACGAACACTCCGTAAAGTAGAAGGTTATGTTAAGAGTCCTGACACAGATAGAGAAGGATTCCCTAAACGAATGTTAAGCGGTGGTGAAGGCTTTGGAACTTCTATAGGGTCAGGCAAAGTGCCTTTAGAGGTATTCATGGTGAAATCAGATGTAACAGTCAAACGACAAAACGGACAGGAGTTTGAAATGGATAGTAATTACCTAAATTTATAATATGAACAAGAATACCTTTATCTCCGAAGCAAAGGAGAAACGAAAGAAACCTATTGAGAAACTTACGCTAGAGATACTAGCTAAAATGCTCAATCAAAACATTTGCTATCTTGACGCACACTATATACAGGATAGAAGTCAGGAGATATTAGAAAAGACTATACAGAAGCTAACCTTCAACAGCGAGGTAGTCCAGAAGGCTAGACGTGCGTTCTTAGACGTTTTACTAGACGGAGCTAAGAAGCAGTTGTTTGGATTCAAAGACGATGAGAAGCAAGCTAAGACAGATATAAAGTCTAAAGGGCAAAGAAAGGAATTAGCCAAAGAAGTCCTAAGAAGTCTTGAACGAATGGAGAAGGGAGTACCAAAAGGACTTACAGAACAAAGGAATGTAGATTGTGAACCAGTATGTCAGTTGATAGCTTCTGAACTGTTATCACCAGTTCTATTATTGGAAGATGAGAACTTTGTAAATGGTTGTATAGAAATGGATAACGAAATGCTTGTTACTACTCTTTATAAGACTATGTTTGATGATTTGTTTGACCAGATAGTTACAAGCCTTGATAAGAGTTACATAGCAGCTAACGAATCTAATTGGGGTTGTAGGCGTGACCAGATAAAATTGAAATCAATAGATAACCGCTTAAAGAAATGAAAAAAATTATGTTAGCAATCCCAAGTTACGAGGGTAAGCTATATCTACAAGTAGTGAACAAGTTACTCTACATGAAACCTCCAAAGGGATATAAGTTTGAATATGTCCTACTTCCTAGAATGATGATAGCTAGAGCAAGAACAGGACTAGCACAGTATTCATTAGATAGAAAATGTGAGTATTTATGTTTTATAGATGACGACCAAGTTGTACCTACAAATGCAATACAAGAGCTTGTTAAGATAGATAAAGACATAGTAGGCTCTCCTATCCCTAGCCGTAGAGGTGAAAAGTGGATAGCTGTATTTGATGAGAAAGGAGACAAACTTGCTAAGTTCAAAGGCACTAAGAAGGTAGGCTCAATAGGAATGGGCTGTACTCTAATCAAAACAAAAGTATTCAAGAAGATGTTTAAGAAATGGAAATCCTTATTTGACTTTGAGGTAATACAAAATGAAGAAGGTATATTCGTAGAGTATTCAGAAGATATTACATTCTGCAACAGAGCTAGAGAACTAGGGTTTGAAACATGGTGTACTGATAAGATAACTGTCACTCATTTAGGAGACCCTGTTTATTATTGGTACGAGAATGGAAAGTATCACAACAACATGGAGTAATTAGATTTGACTTTTTGTTAGTTTTGTGTATATACTAAGTTAAATCGGAAAGCCACCTCGTTACGGAGGCATAGATAAGACATCCTTCGGGGTGTCTTTTATTGCGTATCTGCTATTCGCAAGCAGTTTGATACGGCTTTTTTCGTTTACTGTATCAGGAAAACACAAACAAGAGAATTATTATTCTAACCAATTATTATGTCAGGATTTATGCCAGCAAGTAGAGATTGGTCTATGCGTAAGCTACCTAAAAAGGCAGCAGTTACTTATACAAAGAATGCGTTTCTTTATAACGATGAAACGGACAATGTACCAGTAGTTGATGCAACTCAGAACAATGTTTTAGGTATCATACAGGAAGCTAAGGCTAGTTCAGCTACAACAGAGGATATTTATATCCTTGAACCAAACTCTGTTAATTCAACTTTCTATGGAGACATGGATGGTAGCGAGACAATCGCTAAGACAGACGAAGGTGACCAATTTGATTTTGCTACAGGAAGTGGAGACGATTTAGGTGTGACTGTTAGTACAGCCTCAACTTATGACACTCTTACTCTAGTAAAATACATTTCAACAACTAAAGGAGTATTCAAATTGAATGTTCTACACGGTAAAGATTAACATTTAACAACCTAATTATGGCAGGTTCAACACTTATTTCTTCATTAGCGTTTTCGGACTTAGTAGACACTACTAGCCGAATACACAAAATGGGAGAATACCTCGTTGAGGATTTAGCTGCTGTTAAGATGTTATACAAGGTACAAAGTATACCTAATAACACAGGAACAGAACGAATCCATGACGAATACGATACAGAGACTTATGCTAAACTTAAAATTGAAGGTGGCGATGCTGAAAAGGTTGCTGTCATCAAAGGCTGGACAAAAACAGCTACAATGCGAAGGTTCGCAGCAGAGATAGATCTTACTCACGAAATGAGCAAGTTCGCTACTTCTGACGCAAACATAGTCAATAAAATGACTTCACTATCTAAGTATTGTCCACAGCGTCTAGCATTAGACCTTACCCACAGATTCTCATTCGCTACTTCTACATCTATGACAGACATGGATGGTGAAACAGTAGATTTATCTATGGGTTCTACTACAGCAACAGCTTTGGTAGATTCAACTCAAGACCTTACAGGGTCAACATCAACTTATTCAACAGTAATTACAGGTACACCATACTTCTCAAAAGGTGGTTATCAAATTGCTAGAGAACGAGCTAACACTCAAATCGTTTCTAACTTTAACGAGCAGCGTGTTTATAACTTTAAATACATTGTTACTGGAAACGACCCAGATACAGTTGACGAAGTAGAACAGTTGATGATGTCTAAGACAGACCCAACACAGAACAATTCAGGAGTAGTTAATACTTACATGAATGGTTCTACACACATTATTCTTCCACGATTGGCTACTACAGCTACAGGAGCTTACGATAGCTCTAAGGCTAAATGGTGGTTCTATGTGGCAGAAGAAGCTTCTCTATACCTAGACATCTACGAAGAACCTTACATGAAGGCTCAAGACGAAGATGTACACAACGACAATATTACCTTCGGCACTCGTGCTGCATGGGCTACTTGTGCAGTTGTGGCGAGAGGAGTTTTAGGCAGTTGCCCATAAAGGTAATTTATGTCTTAATATATATTTCTGTTTATCCTAGAGTAAACCCGTAAGGGAACTGGTTGGTCGGAGGTTAGGAGAAAACAATAACCAAAAATTTATGAATTATAATCAAAATAGTGGCTATGGGCAAGCTCTATTGAACATGGTCTCTAGCCAAGTCCCTACATTCGGTAGGATTTTTGTAGTTTTAGATAAAGACGATACTGACGAAGAAACATATCAACGTATGCAAGAAGTCTTTACTCCTGTAAAAGGAGTTAACAGATTCTTCAAGACCGTTGCAGAAGCTTATGCGGCAGTAGAAAGCAATAACAACGATGTTATTCTTTTGGATGCTAATAGCTCACATGTTCTTACATCAGTATTGAATGTATCTAAAAACCGAGTCCATTTCATTGGAATGGATGGTGGTGGACGTCTTAATTCACAAGGAACTAAGATTCAAATCGCTACAGCCGTTGCTACGGATATTGCTGTTATCAACAATAGTGGTACTCGTAACACATTTATGAATTTGAAAATGATTCAAGCTGGAACAGATGTAGCTTGTACTAGTGCATTCATCGACACAGGTGAAGGTACTTACATGAAGAATTGTCAGTTAGAAGTAAATACAATTCTATCTACAGCGACACAGGCTCTTCTATTCAAAGGAGATACTTGTCACTATGAGGATTGCCAAATTGGTAATTCAACAGTTTACCATACAGCAGCTAACCAAGCTCCTTTGGTAATTCAAACACCAGCTAGATATTCTTACTTTGTTAATTGTGAGATTATCAACTACTCATCACAAACTTCAGCTTCAATAATTGATTTACCTGATACCGATAGTGTTATTGGTTGGGTTAAATTTAACAACTGTGCTCTTACTTGTGCCTTAAAAGGTAACGGAGCTACAGCAGGTGGAGCAGCAGCAGAAGGTATTACAAATGCTTGTACTTCAGGGTATGTATTACTCGACAATAGATGTACTTCATTCAACTGTGACATAACTGCCGAGGCTGTAGCCTATACTCTTTTAGCTGCTCCTGATGGAGGAACTGCTACCAAGGGTGGTGAGGCTATACCATGTGCTTAATATTTCTTAATCTAACTAAACATGGCTAAAGAAGAAAAAGAGGTTAAGAAAGAAAAGAAAGAGAAGAAACTTTCTTTCAAACCTAATAGCGATATGCAAGAGCTACTCGATAGAGCGGCTGGAACATATAAGAAGAAAAAATAACCCTTTTGATAGGGGAGGGGGCTAAAAGAAATTTTAGCTCTCCCTCAAAGGGGTTAATCTAAAAAATTAACCAATACAATTATGAAGATGTTCAATCATCAGGCGGATGTGAATGAAGTCACACCAATGCCTGTAGATAGAGTAGACGATGCTTCAACAGTTACAGCCGTTGCAGCAGAAGCGCTTACATGGTTCTTTGTTGATAGCCTAGTATGGGCTTCAGCTACAGGAGAAGCAGCAGGAACTATAGTAACAGGAAAGCTAGACTTTTCTGGACAACTTAATTCAATGACTTCAAGTCTAGGAAGCACTTATGATACTTCCTTCTCACTTGGAGCAGCAACACGATTTGATTCTAGGGTAGAGATACCAGAAGAAATCGTATCAAAAATGCAGTTTATGAGTCCTACAGACCAAGCAGCAACAGCAGGAGATTATCTAACTACAAATGGAGAATATTATGTAGACCATAGGAGAGGACAAGTATGGGGTATAGCAAAGGCTATCGTAGCTAATGACGCTGCAAGTTATTCATACGGAGCGCCAGTAGTAGGTTCAGGTGGACCAACTTCTAACGTAAATTTAGACAAGGTTGGGGGGACAGCCGTTACACTTGGTCAAAAAGCAGCAGCAGCTTCTATCCCAGTTACTATTGCTTCAGATAGTGCATTAGAAACTCCTACTACACTTACAGGAGGTGCAAAGGATGTAACAACAGGTGGAACTGCTGAAGCACTTGGTACTACTCTAGCAACTAAGTCAATTTATATCCGTGCTAAATCTGCAAATACAAATGATGTATATGTAGGTGATAGTACGGTTGATAAAACAACAAGCCAACAGATTATTCTTTCTGCTAACGATTCAGTAACTTTAGACATATCTAACAGAATGACTGTCTATGTTGATGCGCATACTAACGGCGAGGGAGTAGATTATTTGGCAATGTCTTAATTATACGCCTTCGGGCGGTTATATTACTAACAAGTAAATTATATGAGCAAAAATATCAAAACAACTCCTTGGCCTCCATTTAAGAGGTCGGGAACAACAGTTACACAAAGAATAAGTGGAGACGATTTAGCTTTAACAAGTTGTGCTGTTAGTGGAGTTACTACTCTTGCACAAGCAGGAGATTACACAAATACGCTTGGAGCTACAGATAAACTTTACATAGATGCAACCTCTACTGTTCATACAGGAACAGACGGAGTATTAAATTTAGCTTTACGAACTGCAACCGCACAGACTCCAGGAATATATGTTCAAACCACTTTAACTGCTGATGTTGATGGAGTTTCAGGAATCCAATCTGACATAACTGGATATTCTGGTGGTGGTACTAATGGAGAAGAATACAATGCTTTTAGAGCTAATATAAATGGTGATGGAGATGATACAGATATAACTTATGCAGCTTATAATGCTGCACGGCCTAACGCTAATGGTGGTGGAGGGAATTTTGTAGCCTTAATGGGAGGTCTTGGTTATGATGCTATGATTGAAACAGAATCGGGAGATTTGGTCTTTCAAGATTATGATGTAAAGATATATGCAGAAACAGAAACAGGAGAAGGTAATAGTATATCAATTACTGCTGCTGATGGAGTAGGTGGAGATTCAAATGGTGGTGGTTTAACCTTTAAT